CTCCACGTTCAACGACACCACCAACAAGAACTACGTGTACCTGCCCCTGCTGTTCTTCTTCAACCGCAACCCAGGCCTGTACCTGCCCCTGATTGCCCTGCAGTACCACGAGGTGCGCCTGGACTTCGACCTGACGTCCACCTTCACCAGCTACTTCGGCGCCTCTTCCCAGGTGTTCGAGGTGTGGGCCAACTACGTGTACCTGGACACTGAGGAGCGTCGCCGCTTCGCCCAGAAGGGCCACGAGTACCTGATCGAGCAGGTGCAGCACACCGGTGGCGACTCCATCACCGCCGCCTCCCAGACGGTGCGCCTGTCCTTCAACCACCCAGTGAAGGAGCTGGTGTGGTGCTACCAGAACACCACCTCCACTGCCACCAACAGCATGTGGAACTTCTCCACGTCCTCCCAGAACGTGAACGTGACCTCCAACATCTCGCCAGTCCTGCTGGGCAGCGCCGTCCTGCCCCACACCCTGGGTGCGCCCCGCCTGTACGGTGGCAACACCGCCTCGACCTCCAACATCTTCTGGATTGAGGAGGGCTCGGCCGTGGCGGGCTCGGCCGGCCAGGAGGTCGGCCCACTGAAGGACTTCAAGCTGGTGCTGAACGGCCAGGACCGCTTCAAGGAGCAGCTGGGCAAGTACTTCAACCAGTACCAGCCATACGTGTACCACTCGGGCTGCCCCTACCCAGGCATCTACGTGTACTCCTTCGCCCTGCAGCCAGAGGAGCACCAGCCAACCGGCACCTGCAACTTCTCGCGTATTGACAACGCCCAGGTGTCCCTGAACATGAAGGCCCTGACCACCCCTCTGCAGAAGATGTTCGCAGTGAACTACAACATCCTCAGAATTCAGAGCGGGATGGGCGGATTAGCCTTCTCAAACTGATGGGTGGATTTACATTTTATATATTTATTAAGAGTGGTTCGCCACTCGCCAAAAATACCGGGCTTCGGCCCCAAGAGTTGATGTCCCAACTCCTGGGGTTAAAGAATAAAACCTCCCATCACTACAATGGAAGAACGTGTAAAAAACTGTACAAATTGTACACGTGGACCGCAACCTTTGTCGCAATTTGAAGGTAAAAATGGTCGGCCATGCAACACGTGTCTAAAATGCCGCGAAAAGGGAAAAAGAAGTGATCAAAAACCTGAACGCAAAGAATATCACGGCGATCTTCAGAAAGAGCGTGGCGCAGAATATAGTGCCAAGCATCGTGAAAAACTAAAAACAGGAGAGGAAGACAAGGATCATAATTTGGAACAAAAATGCAACTGGGCTAAATCTGAACAAACTAAAGATAGACTTTCTAAATGGAAACGTCTTAATGTACATGATCGTATAAGTTCTTCGAAACGCCAAGCCATGACCAAAGGAATCGAATGGCATCTCACAGATGAAGATGCTGAGAAAATGCTCACAAGTCCATGTGTTTACTGTGGTCACTTGGACCTCGAAGTCCGTCTGAACGGTATAGATCGGCTGAACCAACAGGGAAGTTACACAACAGAAAACACCGTTCCGTGTTGCTGGACGTGTAACTTTATGAAAGGGTGCATGGACCCCCTGACTTTTATCGAACAATCGAAAAAGATAGGTGAATGTACTTATAGTTTTCCCGAAGTTCCTCGTCAGGTCAATATCAGACCTCGAAAGCCTAACGCCCCACAACCTGCCACACCCCCTTCAGAGCCGCAAACTCCTCTTCAATGACGAGGGAGGTCGATTCCGGATCGAAATTCTGTGAACAACAGAAGACGTCGATGTAAATCTTGTTCAGTTCGGGGTACGTGTGGGCACTAAAGTGGCTCTCAGAAAGTACGAGAACTCCTGTAGCCCCATGGGGTTCAAATTGGTGAAAGGATCGGCCCACGACTGTGAACCCGCACCTTTCAGCGATTCGATACATAATTTTCTCGAGGTGAATGACCCGAGAGATCCACACACCTTCGACATGTCCGACGAGGTGCTTCATCTTCTTGATAGTTTAGGGGTTGCTTATTTTAAGTGGAATTAGTCCAAGGCCCAGCACGATGAACAGCAGAGCAAAGAATGGGCGACCGATCGTCTGATCCTGCTGGTTCTTCGTCTCGACAAAGTTGGAAACGCCCAGGCCCAGGAAGAGCAGGACGAAGAGGCCCAGGAAAATCGTATAAAGGTCAACGGCCATTTATATTAATAAAAGATTAAAATAGATGGACGAGCTTGTGAAGAATACGGGCATCGTCGACGGAGAGCTTGTGAAGGCTGTTACCGCCCTGATGCCCGGTGAGAGTATCGAGCGGATCCTGGACGTCACCCGTGAAGTGAACCTCAAGCGTGTTTTTGATTCTATAAAGGCGCGAGGGTACGAAACGGTCATTCACCTCGTGGGCGAACTCAAGGCTGGCGGACTGACAGAGGGAGACGCCCGGGTCGTCTTGGAGTGGCTGGCTCAAGAGGATCCTGGGGTCAAATCATTATTGGATTCCGACCTTGTCATTTCTATTTTCAAATTCATTTCAGATTTGAAACCTAGTAACCAGAGGGCTTGGTGTTGTACCCGACCGAAGGCGCTGTGATTGTGCTCCAGAAATACATGAGAAACATACCCATGACCACGAGGGTCGCCGCCTTGATCATCTCGTTGGCAAACTTGCGGCGGTAGGCTGTCAGGAAGGACTGGAGACCGAATATCATGAGGGCCAGGGCGGTCACAAATATCAGACCAGGTGCCAACATTTAATAGTTAAGGACATTTTTATTTAGTAAATCATGAACTTCGCCTACCTGGATGCCCGAAGCCTCTTAGAGACGGTCATCGGGGGCCCTTCTCCAGAGCCTGTTCAGGCCATCCCATGTGACCTGGGACCGACGTGGGCAGAGTTTGGAGAGGAGCTACACAAATTCAAGATGGAATTCACCAAGATTCGGGCGCAGGTTACTGTGAACCTCGCGGCACTGAACGAAAAGCAAGAAGAGATGAACGTTCTTCGAATGATGATAGATAATGTCAACTCCCCGGACTTAAAGGAAAAGCTCGAAGATATAATATCAAAGCACGAGTCCGAAGAAGGGATCTCTACCCTGACTCAACAATGTGGGGAACTCAAGGGTAAGATGGAGGCGATGAAGAAGGTGCTGATGGACACGGGAGCTGAAAGGTACGGTAAGTTCACTTGTTTTGTATGCATGGACAGACTTGTTGACTTGTTCATTGAACCCTGTGGCCACGTGATTTGCGACGCGTGTTTTACGAGGACGACCAATAAGGTTCAGTGCCCAGGGTGCCGCGTCAGGATGGAGGGGGTGAAGAAGATTTTTACGATGAACTAGCAGGGGTGCGTTAAATAATGAATATTAGTTTATAGTGTAATATTAACAAAGGTTCCATAGTATAACGGTTAGTACAACAGACTCTGACTCTGTTAATGCGTGTTCGATTCACGCTGGAACCTATACCGCTTCCATAGCTCAATTGGTAGAGCACTCCTTTAGTAAGGGAGAGGTAATGAGATCAAAACTCATTGGAAGCAGTTCGACCTGAACAAGTCGCTAAAAGGTTCTTCTGACTTTGGCGCAGTGGTATTTTCACTAGAGCGCATCGGATTGTAGGCTCCGGTCTTCCAGACCGTTGGCGGGGCTCCGCTGGTCGTGTGTTCGAATCACACAAGTCAGAACGACCCGAACAAGTCGTTAAAAGGTTCATCAGGCTCCTGTGGCCTAATTGGTTAAGGCGTCAGAATTCGACGTTGCTGTTAACCTGTAGATTGTGAGTTCGATTCTCATCGGGAGCGATTTTTTAACTGTCAAGCTCCAGTTAAAAAAACGCAACGTAAAAAGTATAATATGGCTGCCCGCCTCGTGGATTCCATGCCCCGTGGAGTCTTCGAGGGTGACACTGCAATCGTACAGGCTGCCCGTGTTTCCTACGGAGCCGGTACCAAGTCCATGAGCAATGATCGGGCTCTCATCCGCTATCTCATGCGTCACAAGCACACGACGCCGTTTGAGATGGTTGAATTCAAATTTCACATCAAGGCGCCCATCTACGTGGCACGTCAGTGGCTTCGTCACCGTACAGCCAGTGTGAATGAGATGAGCGCCCGTTACTCCATCGTCGACACGGGCTTCTTCTTGCCCGAGGAGCTCCGCAAGCAGGCTACGAGCCGCGGACAGGGTGGAGAGGAGCCGTTCGGTGATGGGGGCTCGAACCTCCTCCTCAAGCAAAAGGCTTCGTGTGATCTGGCATTCCACACCTACGATGAGCTCATCAAGAAGGGAGTCTCCCGTGAACTGGCTCGAGCGCACTTGCCCCAGAACACATTCACTGAATTTTATTGGAAAATTGATCTCCACAACCTGCTTCACTTTCTCCAGCTTCGTATCGATGACCATGCCCAAAAGGAGATTCGGGACCTTGCGAAGCAAGTCTACGATCTCATCAAGCCCATCGTCCCCGTGACGTGTGAAGCCTTTGAGGATTTCCGGCTCGGTTCCGTGACCCTGTCCCGCCTCGAGGTTGAGGCGATTAAGAATGGAAAATGTGAGGTCCCTGGTCAGGGTGAGAATCAGGAGTTTCACGAGAAGCTCACAGCCCTCGATCTCGAGGAGCCACCGCCACCGGTACCCAAATCCATGTTATCCCGAATCCTCATGTGTTTTTCGAAGGCTTAAAGTTTATATTG